AGAATATTTAGCACTTAATTCAGCTCTATACTTACCAAACATCCCTGGAACTGTCTCATCTTCACGCAATGGAACAAACTTCAAACCAAGCAATTTAGAGATAGCAGTTTGCAATGGAAATGTCTCAATATCATTGCCAGACCATCTTTTCCTACCGGTAGCAGATTCACCAATTTGGAAAGCAGCCTCACCTACACTAGGGGCTAGAGTTTTAGCCCAATGCAAAGCTTTTATTCTCGCTGCTTCTAATGGTGGAGCACCTTCTGGAACAATTTTATTTTTAGTAAAGGCATCATAATTAGTAGACTGTTGAACCACCTCTTTAATAAGAGGGTTTAGATTTTTTAATAAACTGAAAGCATCAGGGTCAAGATTGAACCAATCATCAGCATCACCATATGGAAGGATATAAGCCATATCAAAATAAAGTAAATTGCCATCAGTATCTTTGAAAGGCATACGAACCATAAAACGATTCTTCATCCATTCTGGCATAAACTCTTCACGAGCCTCTTCTTCTTTAGAAAGAGATTCTATCGCTTCAGCTACTTTATTGTATTTGTTTATTGCTTTAGGGTTTGTGATGGCTGTCTCTAAAACTACAGGCACAATCTTTCTGGGATAAGTATAAAATGGCATCATAAACCTTTTGATAAAACCTTTTTCAAAATTAGTTATAGCTTGATAATTAATCAAATATTTATGAGCAGAACCTACTGCTTGTTGCATATTCATGCCACTATCAATCTTTGTTAGTACATGAGTAAATTTCCCCCACTCCTCACTAAGTTGCATAAATTGAGAACCAGCCCTACCAACCTTTTTTAAATTGTTTCCCATTCTTGATACAAACCCAGCTACATCATTACTACCCTTTAATGAAGTCAATAACATTCCTTTTAATTCAGTGTCTACAAACTCACCCATCATCATTCCTGCCAGTTTCGCTTCTTCTAATAATTTAATATCACCGGCATCACCAGCACCAAGCAATGTCTTGGCTGCTCTTTTATATTTACTCCAATCTTTAATAGCTGAAACACCACCTAAATCATTTAGGACAAAGTTGTTATAAAAGTTACGCATTAACATACCTGGATTCCAAACAGTTTTACCAGCTTTCCAGAAATTCAACATTTGATCCCATACCTTAGTAGCTGTTCCAGGTTTTTCAAACACCCCTTTAACTAAAGCGTGTTCTGCTTCTGGCAATACAGTCTCAGCCAAATCTCTATACCTCTTCTTGTCTCTACCAACAAAATTAAAGGCATTTCCAAGAGTATCTTTATAGTTGTCACCATGCCTGACCCATTTCCCAGCCTTCACAAAAGCATTGGCTTCTTTGACTGTAACTGCACTAAACTTTTTTAGATAGGCGATCATCTTTTGCTGTTCAAGCAATGCAGACATATCAGTTATGGCTTTAGCTACAAGGAAGCCAGGTTGTTCAATTTTACCAGCTCTCTTTTGGAAAGCTTCACCAAACTCTATCATCTCTTGTTTAGAGAAGTTAAATGTTTCACCACCCTTTTTCCATCCATCTTTAACCTTCCTATATTTCTCAAATTTCAATTGGGTTTCACCAAGCTCTTCTAAGGTTTGTTTTTTAGCTAAACGATATAAAGCACTTTTTGGGATTGCTACATCAGAAGTCTTGCCAATAGCAGATGCTAACTTTTTACCAAAATCAGCTCCATCACCAAGCTCAAACATTTCATATAATGTTGGAAGGTAATTACCAGCTCCTTTTTTATAAACTTGTTCTGGAAGCAAACCAGCCTTAACCATTAAGCTACCAAGATCATCAATCATTGTACGAGCTTCTGTGACTAACTTAGCTACATCAGCAGGTAGATCAGCAACTTTCTCAGTGCCAGTTAATGCTTTGAACATTGCTTGTTGAAGATCAGGAGCAACTTTAGTTATCTTTTCTCCAATCTCTAAAGCTTTTCTTTGTGATGTTCTAATAGCTATTTGCCTTGCTTCATCTGCAATTTTAGTTCCAGCAGATTGACCATAACGATATTGTAGAGCCTTCTTACCTATCTTTAATCCAGAATCAGAATACATCACAGCCTTACCAACCCACCCCACTGGTTTACCAACAGCCTGAGCTTCCATACTTGCGGTTTTAACACCATCAAACCAATTCCCAAGCTTAGTACCAATTTTAGATAGTGGTTTTTGAATAACATCAAATGGTAACAAGGTTTTCTGCCATGTAGCACCTGGAATACCAAATCTACCAAGCTGACGAGGTAACCAACTAACATCTGCCTGAATACCAGGTTTAACCAAAATGTTAGCAAGTCCTTTCCCATAGTTACCAGTTTTAGGATCAATATGTGGGACTACAAATTTTCTTACAAAATCATTACGAGCAGCCTGACCAAAGTTTGCTACACCGGCAGCTTTCTTTGCTTTAACTAAAGCCTCTAATTCATTAGCTCCTCTTTTGGTCATCCAAAAGTCATCCAGCCTGGCAACAGTTTTTACAACATCTTCAGTTTTATCAAACTTACCAACCATTCTAATAACATCAGATATCTTATCAATCTTTCCAAATAGCCCAGCTCCAGATACAAAGTTAATAGGATCAAGCATAATATCCATAGCCAAGCCACCAACCATAGCAGTCATTTTATTTGCACCCTTCTCTTTTAATACATCAGAAAAAGTAGTTTTATCTTTACCAGCAAGCCCACGCCATAGAGATGTGATTGGATGGAACTCTTCTCCATCAATCATGTCTAAAGAGAAGTTGGCTACTGCATAGTTGAACCTTTGAGTTTTATCACCAATCCAAGATAGTGTCCTACCAGTCGTGGTATCGTTCCACCAAGACTTCTGTTCTTTGGTCTCAGCATATGGTTGATTAGGTGGGTTCGTAGAAACAGCAGACATCCTATCGGACAATTCGCTTTGATATTCTTTTTTCCATCCAAGCCAGCTCTCACTGCTTGGTAGCTGATTTTCTTTAAGCTTGTAAGCCATAATTATTTATTAAACCAAGAAGCTGGGTTAAATAAATTAAACTTAGCCGGCTTTTTGGTTTGTTGATTAGTTTGTGGAGTTTTTCTAAGGTCTTGACCACCAGATTGATTAGGGACAGCTTCTAATCCTACTCTGCTTGCTCCACCACCTTCAATTAATCTTTCTCTAATTGCTGGATTGTTTTGAGCTAGATCTTGCTCTACTGGATTTAGAGGTAAGATAGGACCTTCTTTACCTGACAATGCGTAACTTAAACTACTCATCATGCCAGTGTTTATTGATTCAGTTGTAGGAGCGTTCATTAATTGATTGAAATCATTTACATCCTTAACCTTAGTTAGATCAACAATGTTAGATTTCTTAGAATCAATTTCAGATATTTGATAGTCAGCAAGTGGAGTAGCATCTAAAGCCCAATCAATACCAAGTTTATTAGCAGTCTCTTTTGGCATTTGAGCCCAAGTATTTGAGTTAGTACGATAATATAGATTGTCTGGATTATTAACTCCATAGAATAGATCACCAGGCTTAGCTCCAGAAGGAGAGTTGCCATATATCTGGGTTGCATCAAATCCACCTTTGCTTCCTGGCTCTACACTAAATGTGAAATCTTTAAATCCACCAAGCTCTGTGCCTGGTTTTTGAGTTAATGTAACTCCAGCAAAATTGATTACGCTTTGATCTTTTCTAACAGGAAGGAATACATTAAAGCCATTCATATCAGCTCCATCTATGCGACCATAGTCACCACTAAAACCTTCAGGTTTCATGCCAGAGTTGGCAATATCCCAATCCAACACCTTGCCATTAGCCCCTAATTTGTAATACATATCATACCCACCTACGCCTTTTTTAGAAGAAGCGAGAGCATCACTATAGAAATCTTCTTTTTGTTTTAAATCTGAGAGCATTTGCTGTGTATCAGTAACACGAGCTAAGCTTGCCCCATTTATAGTTAAAAGATTAAGTTCCTGGCTGATTAATGCTTCTTGATGTTTGACACCACTAAGCACTGAGGATAGATACAATTCTGGATCTCTTAGTCCAGCAGTCTTAGCATCTTGTTTGATTGAATTAAATAAATTATCAACACTAATATCTCCACCACTGAGCATCTCCATCTTTTGAGCACTATTCAAATAAGTCTCTATTTTTTGTAGAGCATCATATTTCTGCTTCTCATCATCAGCACCATGAAGGCTGGATTTAATTCTATCAGCAGCCTGGCGTAAAGCATAAGGAGAATCAGGGCTAACCTTTATTGTTAAATCTGCTTCTTCAAGTGCTCTATCTAATATGTTAAAGCTACTTCCGCCTGCGGATTTAAAACTTGGTAAAGATTTTATTACTACTTTAGGCATTTTATATTCCTTTTAGTTTACTCAATAATTGATTGTTCTGATCTGCTGTGCCAACATAGGCACTTATTTCTCCCAGACCAAACTCATTAAACTTCTGTGCTCGTTCTTGGCGTGAAGGAAGTTTTGTCTTATAAAAATTATATAGCGTATTAGCGTTCTGATCAAAATCACCAGTTTGAACAGGTTTAGTGTCAGTGGTTTTAGGTACAGGTGCTCGTTGGGTAGTTATTGGTGCAGTAGGTTTCTTAGCTCTAAATTCATCTGAATCGGTTAAAGCTTGTTCTAATTCTTGAACACTCTTGCCAGCCCATTTAGAACTACCAAAATCTCTTAACCCAACTGGATCAGCATCACGACCTAGAATCTTTCGGTAACTGGCATCAAGCTGTTCTTTACTGAACCCTCCACCTTCCACATCAGCAAGAGTAGGAGCGGTAGCCAATGCTTCAGCAGTTTTTCCTACACCTTTTTCAAGTGCTTCACCAAGACCAACATCAGGAACTCTAATATTTTCAAATACTATTTTTTTAGCTTGGTCATAACCCATTCCATATTCAACCATATATTGTTGGATAGCTTGAGCGGCTTCGGCTGAAGCAGCTAAGACATCTTGTCCAAGACTGGCTGATACTGTGCTTCTTTCTTTTTCTAGGTTTAATCCAGACAATATCTCTGCCTTGCCTAATTTGGTTAAGTAATCTGTACCAGCTAAAGTTGTTTGCTCTCTGGTCATGGTATCGCTAACATCATTAAGATAAGCTCCAACAGAATCAATCTTTACCCCTTGAGCGGCATTAACAATTGAGACATTGTAATCAGCCAACACAGGGTCATTAATTAGAGTGTCCATATCTTTAACATCATTCATTAACAAACTCTCCGGCAAAGAATTGCTATCTTTAGTTCCAAACTCACGAAGGTAGTTAGTGTTCTTTTTGTTGTAGTATTCTTTTAGCTCTGAACCAAATGAACCAACTACATAGTCACCCATTGTTGCTTTCCAAAATTCTTTTTGAGAAGAGTAGCGAGTGTTGTTATAAACAAATGATCCAGTATCGGTAGCCCCCACGAACCTATCCCTTAAAACATTTAATTTTTCAATTGGACTTTTACCATCCAACCCTAAGTTGTCTATTAAATGTAAGGCATCTTCTACATCAACTGCATTTAAGTCATTCTGTAATAATTGTAATTTAATATCTAAAACTGATAACCTCTCTTCGTCACCACCAAGCATTGATTCTCTTCTTTCTGATTGAACAATCTCAATTGCTTCACTTAAAGCTACTCTACTCTTATCTGTTTGAGCTAAGACAACTCTATTATCAATCATATTATTATAAGAGTTACGAGACCCTGCACGAGCTGTTGATAGCTTGGCTTGGATATCATCTCTAAGGCTAGGATCTTGAGTGGTTTCTAATTCATTCTCCAAGAAATCAATATGCTGATCCCAACTTGCTTTACCAGTTTTTAAAGCATCATAAGAAACATAATATTTATCACGATATCCTTGCCACTTTTGCAATTTCTTAGTTGAGGCAATGTCTTTTTTAACCTGAGCAATCATATCCTTGTCTGAGAAAGGAGCGGTTTTCATTTCACCCAACCACTGCTTCATAAACTTAATTTGCTCAGCGTATGAGACACCTTCAGATTCAGTTAAGCTAAAAAGTTCATTTTGTTTAGCAACCCATTGGTTTCTAACAACTGACCTAATAGAAGAGATAGATCGTTGGATTGACGATCCTAATGTAGATGATGATCTTGCTTTAAATCTAACTGCCATTATTGTTCTCCTTGATTAGGTAACTGTCCTGTTTGACCTCCACCAGGGGAATCTCCACCTTGATTTTGGAACTCTTGTAATGCAGCTTCTTCGCCTATACCTTCACCAGGCACTTCTTCTCCTGGGAGACCTTCACCTTCTGGTGGTGCTTCTGGTGGTGGGGGAGCTATTCTTTGCATTTGCATTTGTGGTTGTTTTGAAATTTCTGGAATTAACATTGGATCACTTAATTCTTTCTCAACTAACTTGGATTCTGCAAGAGGATCAGGAATACCCAAATTCTTACGAGTAGTATGAAGTGATTGAACTTTAAATAATTGCTTGTTAAGTTCATCAGTTGGATTATGTAAAATAGTTGCTGGTATAAATACTCCGAATCTAAAGTTGTCATTAAATAGATCCTTAGCACCTTCAACAAATTTAGCGTAGAGACGAGCTATGTTTTCATCAAGCTCTTCAAACGCTCTTTTATATCTTGGGATCTTGTCAGCGACAGTAATATTAACACCAGTCATTAATGTGCTTAATGCTCTACCGGTTGAACGAGTAAGAGAAGCACCGCCTTGTCCCCCAAAGAAGATGTCCGACAAAGCTCCGATAGATTTTAGATCAGTGAGTTTGCTATGAGCCCAAGCTTCAGCTCCAAGCGGATTACCGGAAGCAGGGAAAGCATTAATCTTTGCATCCTCATCACCCAAATCATAAATATCAATATCAGAACTGTTATCCAATGATTCAAGTCTGTCTGGTAAATTAACTCCCCAATACTTAGCTCTAATTGAACCACGCATTACTTTTTCTAATCTATCTTCCCATTCGTTGTAGGCTCTTTGTGGATCAAGCAAGTTTTCAATATCAGAAATACCATAAGGGCTTCCTGGATTAGGATAGTTGTTTATTAACATCCCAGGAACGAAACCATAGTCATGTTTATGCCACTCAACTAATTGTTTATTAATAAATACACCCCAGTTTGTTTCATCATAATAAAATTCCACAGTACCCATTGGTAATCCACCAGTTCTGGCTATGCCTGACTTTTGATACATGGATGCACCAGTGTCATGCTCTACTACGCCAACATTAGCAATTGGGTCTTTGACTGTGGTGATGGTTATGTTCTTATCTTTTAATTGATCCTTCCATCTTCTTTCAATTTCCTTAACATAAATATTCTTCTGTAAAATCATTCCAGACAATTCTCTAAACGAATCATCTTTCCAAATTGGTCTGAAATCTTCTGGCTTGTCTACTGAGAAATAAAAGATTTGTTTTTCTTCTGGATCCCAAAATGGTCCAGCGATAGCACAGTCACCCTGACTTGATCCAACGATACTTAATTGTTTGAAGAAATTAACAAAGTCGTTATTTTCATGTACCAAATCAATTGCCCTTTGTCTTTCAGCAGCCAATACTTGTTCAACTGGATCAGCAATATCATCAACGATAGCAGTATGCTCTACTGCCTCATTCGTCAAAAGAGCAGTCATTGAACGGACATTGTGAAACAGGTAATTGTAAATCCTGGTTTTCTCCTCAGCAGTGAACCACTGTTTGCCTTGAAACATATCTCTGGACTTTCCATAGCCAGCAAATATCTCGTCACCATTTAGACGAGTGGCAGCCTCAGCATCAATTTGTGGTCGGATTTCATTAACATATTCTATTAATTCTTTTTCATCTGCGAACTGCATTTGTTTTCTTAATTATTTGTTTCCCCTTCCAATTTAAGGATAGCACTTTAGTTTTGATAGTAGAAGTTTTTGGTAGGAGGTGATAAGCCATCATAAACCAAGTCATCACAGTATCTTGTGTGAGCTTCGTGTCATCCAATTGATAATGAGTTAATTCAATCTCAATCTCCTCGTCAAAGTAAGAACGAATCATGCCCCATCTTTCTACCTTGCCAGATACCGCTTCAGCCCTATTATGAGCCATCATTTTCAGGAGTGCGGCAAAGGATTTCTGTTTCCTGAGCTTCCCACCAGAGCCACTGGTATCATAAGATTTGGGAGCTAAATCTCTCATCATCTTTTTAAACATCTGACCCCCCATGCTCTGAGTGTCCATGCGAATAACAGCAGCGTTATATAAATTGCGATAGTAATCTGCCTTAGCCATAAGTTCATACGGATCACCCCCTTGTATTTTCACCCTAAGACAATGTGTGATGCGAAGTTGAGCGATTTCAGTAATATCAAATATGGAAAAAATAGTAGGATCACCCCCATCCGCTACACCCCAATCTATCATTTGGATATACTCCCTACCGGATTCTGGTGGTATAGGTTTTTTAGTATCAAGCCATAGATTATCAATAAGTTCCTGCGGTATTCCGGTATCGCCAGTCCTAACAAAATCACCATAGAGAGCTTGTCTACCAATCTCCCCCTTCTCTTCAAAACTAGCAACCAAAGCTTCACGCCTATCTTCTTCAATAAACTCATTGGCTACGAATGATCCCCTAAGCAATATCCAGCCCTCCTCTTTTCTCTGAGCCTTTTTAACAAGCTTGTGATAATACATTTGGCTCTTAGCTTTAGCATCCGGAGTACCAACTAAATCCAACCTTTGACCATAGGTAATTAAACGAGATTCAATCCTAGTGTCCATGTCACCAGGGAGGTTGTTAGACAGTAAACATTCGTCATAAGAGATGAATCCAAACTGCTCTCCTTGAATATTAGCAGCCCCTTCGGAATGAGTAGACATTGACCACATCTTGCAGTTCCCAGCGAAGGTGATCTCCCCCATTGCCTCGTTTTTGCTTACAAAAAAATCCCCAATAAGACAGCGATTGCTTTTCCTGGTATATGTGCCATCCGGCATCTTCTCAATCCAAGTAAACTCAGATTTCAACACTGTAATAATATATTCAAAAGCTTTCTTAGCTTGTTTGGAGATAGGCGATAAGTTTAGTGTTTTATAGGGGGTAGCTGCCACAACCCTCTCCGGACCAGTAATTCCGAACTTGTAATACAGCATATGAATGTGATTCAAAGCGAGCCACACTGTTTTACCAGATTGGTTGCCAGTAGGGTAGATGAATTTCAAATACGGAGCCTTTCCACGCTTAGCTTTCTTCTGGGTCTCCGCCCAAGCCCTCTGGTTTTCATTTAATTTAACCCCTAATATCTTTTCACAGAAAAAAAGGAAGTCGTGTCTACCCCTCTGATTCCACGCTAACTGGTTGATCAGTTCTTTTCTCCTCGTTGGCGACAGTTCCTTCAGTAGGGGTATCAGTTCCGGTATCATCTGATTCATATTCTTCCATCCTTATTAATTCACTATTATCTATAACACCAAAACGAGAACGCCTCAGTAATTTCTCCATTAATTCATCAGACTTATTGTCACGCTCCATTTTGTGAGCCAAATAGCCTTGCGATACCTTGAGACGACTTAATCTAAACATCCAATCCATTACTAACTTGGAATCAATCTTACCAGTGAGCTTTGCCTGTTCCCACTCAGCCTTCAATCCCATATTAGCCATCATCACGATCATTTGATCTACCTGTTTCAAGAGAACTCCCATTTCCAAGCCCTCGGTAGCGATTTCAGCAGGTAGCGTATTGATCAATTTATTAACCTGCTCACTTAGCTTGACCTCCCATTTGGTATGCCAATCTCGGAACATCTTTTCGGTTATCTTTAGGTGAGGGTAGTTCTTGAAAAACTCATTGTACATAGTCCTGACAGGAACCCCTCTGTGCTTGGTCACATATCCAACCAAATCCTTAAATACTTTAGGATCTAATTTCTCAATAGCGGACTTCCTGGATCGTTTATCAGTTCTTTCCATTCTGGAACTCCCTTTCAAAATAAGTAGCAATATTGTTAGCCTCAATCTCTATACCAGGATGATAAACAGGTTCTTGCCTGGATGTTAGATTGGAGACCTCATTTATATGCAAATCACCCCCTTGACAAGCGAAATCAGCGAGAATAACCCACCTATCACCTTTAGAGTTAGTCAAACCCCCCATATTCCGACACCCACAGGACATCATTATGCCACAAAACACCCTATCATCCACTTCAGCAATATGTGATACCTTAACGAAGTCAGGAGAGCCTCCACACCTACCACACTGAAGCTGTAGCCTATACGCATCAACACTCTGTTTGATCTTTGTTATGTCCATATCCTTAGTATAGTCCTATTTTACTTTTAACCCTAGAAACTGAATTTTAAAATAGAAGGGTAGACCATCTCAAGAACATTAACTCTAGTGTCATGCTACCCATTGGTGGAATCAGGTTTTAATATAGATGAGGTCACTAGATAATTGAATGATGTGCCATGCTTCTTGACTACAATTTTTTTTAAAGGCTGGTCTATTCTCTTTTACCTATGTCTAAGGATCAATAGTAATAAGCCATTGTTATTCCTTTGGCTCGCACACACAAACCACCATCACCATGCAAGGCAAGGCAATTGATCCAGTGTTCTATCTATATATATTATCTATCAAATTAAAGAGCCATTACTTTATTTTTAATACACAGCAACACGCCATAAGTTTATAAAGTAAACATATAAACTCTATGCTATGGATCTATATAATCCAATAACAATATAGTTTACTGTTGACAATATGTTTAACAGGGTATATACTAAATACAGTTAGAACGATTGATCTTTAATAACTAGGCAAGACAAAGAAAGGAAAACAATATCATGTTACAAATTAATTTAGAGAACTTGGGGACAGTGAATAAAAACCTTGTTACCCTATCCAATACAAAGACTGGTTACAACCTACGACTGCATTTTAGTTACGAAACAATTGTATCTGTAAACAATACAGTCATTGAGAATTTATGGAGTGTTACAACTGGCAAGCTATTAAACCAATTGGAACCTGATAAATCAAAGAGAGTTACAGAAGAGCAACTCAATAGCAAATTAGCAGAAGCATTAAAGGAACTGCTTAAATAATATATAAACAATAAAACCGCAACATCTTGCCTAGTTATTAGATATTAATTAAATAAATTATTATGAAGGACTATCTACCAATACTAAAGAAGAGACAAGCCAGAAGATTATTTTTCAATGAAGCACTCGCTGGAATATTCTTTGTGCTAACCATGATTATGTTTGTGCTGATCTTCTCGCTCCTATCTGTTTAATCCACTGACAGTAAAAAGGTATTGACAGTAAACTATTATGAGAGTATAATATAAATACAGTTATAACAAAGGGCGATATATTAATTGATTAAAACAAAAACAAAATGAAGAACAAAAAGAAATTACATGGATTCAAGTTTGCGAAAAACGCTTTCAGGGCTGACTATAGAGCAACCAGAAAGCCAAAGAGTATCAAGAAATAATATATAAATAGTAATTGAAAGGAACAAAGCAATGATTAAATTTACATCCGTTGAATTTATGACAGCTACAGAAAAAGAAAAGACAGTCAAAGCATGGGATAGATTTTTAAAGAACTATTCAAAAGACTGGAGCAAAGTTTATACTGATAGATTTGGCAACACAATAGAACTTCCATTCAAGTCTTTCTCTAAGCCACTATATAACCATCTACATTTACACTGCGGATATATAGCACACTACAATATTTTAGGCTTCTATCACGCACAGTTTAGCACTCCAATGGATCTATATAATAACCTCTTGAAATTCATTGATGGTATTGGATGGGGTGGCTATCAGGATATAGGTGATGCAATGGGAGAAGTAGCACAAAAACATCTTCCTGCTATTAAGAAAATGATCACTGATTTAGCAGAAGAAAGACACAATGACAGTATTGCAGAAGCTAAGAATTTACTGCAATCAAATGGCTACAATGTAGCAACTGAGTAATATATAAAAACTAAAACAAAAACAAAATGAATAAATACAATGAAAACTGTTACAAGCCAAACAAGGCAACCACTAACAGTAAACTATACAAGGTAATCGGAACCATCCTTCTAGGAATAATCATTCCACTAACTACCTATGTGACAATTATCAATCCACCTATTACTAATGACTACACTCCAATATGTGAAGCCATAGCCAAAGGAGAAGCTGAAGCATATTCAGTAGTCAATGGGATCAATACCACTTTTGATCTAACTGAAGATATGAAAGCTGACATATTAAAGAGTGGTAAATGTACAGGATTAAACTTAACAACTGAAAAAGCCATAGCTATTTCTTTGGAAGTAATACCCACTGAAAAACCACTGACAGTATACGAGAGGGCTGGAGAACGATTTGGTGTACCTCCATCTATACTTGAGGCAGTACATAGTAAAGAGACGACTGGAAGCTCCTATGTACCATATACAAGACAGGGCGGAGATGGTTACACCTGTATTGTCTCCCCTGCTGGAGCTATGGGAGTAATGCAATTCATGCCTAACACTTGGAATCACTACAAAATAGATGGTGATGGTGATGGTGACTTTGATAGATGTGAAGTAGTTGATGCTGTATTTTCTGCAAGTAATTATCTAAGTGCTAACTATAAAACACAAGGCACTTGGGCTAAGGCACTCTGGAGATACAACAAAAGTGATATCTATGTAGCCGAGATATTAAGAAGGGCTGAGGTATTAAAACAGGGCAAACAATTAGAGTTATAAATATAATTTAGAAAGGAAATCATATGGCTAAAAAGCTAAAGATTGTTAGATCAACAACTGACAATTGGGGTGGAATATGGGTTTGGGATCAAGACGGAAAGCAATATGCAATAAGTAGAACTAGCTTGCATGACATATTGCTTAATGCAGAAATCACTAACACTAAACAATGCAAGGTAAACACTCATATATTGGGACTTAAATTAGAAAGGAAATCTGATGCCTAGAAAAAAAGAAGTATACAAAGAGACGAAGTTGTATAAAAAAACAACAGATGGTGGAGCAGAATATCTATGTACTAAGCATATAAAAGGATGCAAAGTTGGTGACATTAAGACAGCCATTGTGCGATTAGATGGTGATCCACTGCTTATATCTCATACCAAAGTAAAGAAATTATACATGGCTACTTTCAATCTATCCTTTGGTAGTGATGGAGCTATGGAGACATATTTCTACACAAAGAAACTAACACCTGCTGAAATGCTAAGCGATATCACAGGCGGTAATGAAGTTGAAGGTGAAGGTGATGATGTATCTTACGATAATGGTGAAGTGCTGATCACCTTTCAGAGGGTGGTAGTAATCAAAAGTTTGGATGATTTAATTTATTAAACTAGAAAGGAGGGCAACATGGGACAAGAAGAGCAATTGAATAAACCTTTTCAAGTGACTTCTGTTTGCAGGACTGATTTGATCAGGGTCTACACAGATAGAGGGCTATCAGAAGAGGAGGCTATTAAAGAGGTGCTTAAATTTACTGACGAAGAAATGGTATCAGTAGCAAGCAGTATGGCAGATAGTTATTGTGAGACTAATGGCTTCTGGGATAGTCTGTCTGTTTTGGCAGAAATCTTTGATAAGGAAAGGAAATGATCTACAACATAATTAACTGGATATTAGTTTTACTGTTGCTAATTATCCTATTAAGTTGGATAATTGAATCATACCAACAAGGCAGAGATTTTATCCTAAGATGGAGAAGTAGTGCTAAATCAAAGCACAGGAGAAACCAGAGGAAAATAAAATAGTATTTGTTACCTCGTCTAAATAGTGTTATACTACTTGGCGAGGTAGTAAAAACCCTTCCACTAACAGTAAAGAAGGGCTGGCAACTATCAAATATATTAGTAATCAAAGCGAGGTACAAGATGAAGATGAACGAAAAAGCGTTTGGAAAAGAGACCAGTGAAAGTGGAGGCAATGCTGGTTGGATCAAGTTAGTAGGTGGCGACAACAAAGTCAGAATAGTCTCCGATATACATATGGCTTTCAAACATAGACTGCAAACCAATGATGGTTGGAAACAGTTTGTTTGTCCTAAAGCTATGAATGATGAGAGCTGTCCTGTATGTACTCAAGCTCAAGAGTGGGCTATTGAGAATGAAGGAAGCAAGAAGCCAAATCCATATAGATACACCAAAGTATTTATGGTGGCTGTTATTGATCGTAAAGATAAAGGGTTGAAGATCCTGGAGAAAGGGAAAACAATCTTTGAACAATTGAATGGGTTTGTCCAAACTCCTGACTATTGTCCAAATGGTAAAATCTCTGACTTAAAAGATTTTGATGTAAACATTAAGAGAACTGGAGAAGGATTAGATACTAAGTATCAAGTTTTGCCATTGCCAAAAGCAGTAGCACTTACTAAAGAAGAGCTGGAACTTATTGAAAAAGGTATGCCTGACTTCAGTGCTTTAAGTAAGCCAAAGACTGATGAGCAAATTAGAGAGATGCTTGGAATGGATAAGCTTACTAAAAAAGAAGCTGAAGAAATTATGAACTAACGATAGGTTATATTCACTAACAGTAAACATTATGCCAAAACTAGGATATCTGCAAACACCTGAACACAGAAGGAAACTTTCGCTGGCGGCTGGTGGAAAACCACCAAGAAAGCTTGGAAAGACAACCTTCCTGTCTCAGACAACAGTTAGAAAAAAGAGTAAAGCTAAGAAGGGTCAGATCGCAGCTCACCCAAAGAAGAAGGGGATTACTAAAGGCAAGCCAACACCGCAAAGCACAATCAGGAACATCTCGCATAAGAAGCATGAACAGGAGACAAAACGAGCTAAAAAATAAGGGGGAAAACTGTGAAAAACAAAAGACACATAAACTTGAGTGATAAGCATACAGAAAAAACCTACATGAAAATATGTAAAAGAATTTTCTCCCCCAGTGTTTTCCTGTCCATAAAAAAACGATACGAGAACAACTACAAAAAGGGTAGATGGATGCCTAAAGCAACTATGCCTAAAGCATCTGTTAGGGAAAACAAAGACTAATTAATATACAGTGTAAAAAAAGAAAGGAGCGTTGTTCATTAAATGGAACTACTTGGTTATACATTATGGGCTAGGCAGACATTAGACAGTGATGTTTTCTGCAACAAACCTGATAAATGGTTCAAGATCTGGTTCTATTTAGTATCAAGAGTAAACTTTAAAAAAACAAAACAATTCCAGCGAGGTGAATGTCATACCACTTACAGTAAAATAGCTGATTCTACAGGGGCAACTAAGCATCAAATCCATGAGTTCATTCGTTGGTCAAAGAAATGTCAAATGTTGACCACACAGAAAACCACACGAGGAATGATAATTACTATAGTCCTGTACAGTAAATACCAAGATGCTAAGACTTACAGAAACCACACAGAAAACCTAACAAAAACCACACAGAAACCACACAGAAACCACACTATAGTAGAAGAATGTAAGAATGATAAGAATGATAATAAGGATATATATATAGGTCAAACCCCCAAACAACAAAACAGAGAATTTTTCTCAAGTCTAGTTTTACAGGAAAAGTTAATCAGTACATTAATGGCAGACGGAAGGGATGAAAAGTTTGTCCGCAGTGAAATTAAGAAGTTTATAGATTACTGGACTGAGCTAACTCCAAATGGAACCAAGCAATTATGGGAGACTAAAAAAACATTCCAAGTTAAACTCCGGTTACTTAATTGGTTTAGTAGAGCAAGAGGTGGGGGTGGATATAAAACTAAAGAACAGAAAGGAATTGTAATATCGTGAATGAATTAGCAATAGTAAAATATGTAGTACAGATGCGTAGTGGTGCTGATATTGAAGTCACTAAAAGTGAGGCTGAAATAATCCAGGAAATATTAACCACTATCACTGAACATAAGTTCATAAGGGTTAGCAACCAGTCTCTTAATACTGCTGATATTACCACTGTGCTAACTCCAGAAGAAGCCACTAAAGCTCATATGAAGAAGCGTGGTATGTGGCAATGTAAGTTTAACAATTGGCATATAAGAAGTGAGCGTTGCCATTGTGGTCAAACTGCTAAGAAGCAGGACAGAAGAGAAGTAGCCTACCTCCCAATCCCTACTGGTTTAAAAAAGAAAGCATTGGAATGGTTGGCTGAGCAGAATGAGTTTGATCGTGAAGCTGTGAAGTTTGGAGCAATGCGTGTTGGGTATCACAAGCCTACTGGATTTTACCTGGCTGTATTGAAGGATAAAGATGGTACGAAGTGTACCAAAATGGAGCAATTCCGAGCTCTTCGCATGGAACAAGATAGACAAGACGATATATCAAACGCCAATTTTAAAGGCATAATTGAGAAAGGAGATCAAGGATGAATGAAGATTGTATAAAGCATCTACTTGAGGTGCTGAAAAAGCTAGAGAAGGAAATGGAAACCTCTTTAGTGTCCCCAAAAGTTAGGGGAGTGATAAGTTATATAACAGGTTACTTGGGCGGTGCTTTAATAGCAGAGCAAAGTAAGAATAAAAAAAAGAAAGGAAAATAGAGTTATGCAAGACATAAATTTTGTAGACATTTGGAACGAGACATTAGTAGGAAAAGAAAGACCGATAGTACCAAGAGATTACTGTTACGCCTCAGAACTAGGGCAAGACCCTTGTAAGCGTTGGTGTTCAATGAAGGGGTTACCAATGAGTAATCCATTTGATGCCAGGACTAAGCGTAAGTTTTGGGCTGGTAATATCTTTGAAGATATCATTGTAGATATTTTCGTTAATGCTGGAATCTTTGAGAAGTCTCAAGAAGATGCAAAGGTTGAGTTCTATCCAGCCGGTGAGAAGTATCTAAGAGTTCATGGTAGACCGGATGCTATGACTATTGAAGTTAAGGATTGGGATCCACTAATAGTAAAAGCTGAAGAGAATACTGACATTGATGACAGTGTTCGTGAGATGACTGTAAGGCTCCTAAAACATTTCAAAAAGAATTTCCCACAAGGATTACCAAAAGCTATTTTTGAGATCAAAACAGTCCATTCAGATACTTTCTGGAGGTATCTGGACACGCTGAAGGTAGGCTATGCTCATCATAGGATGCAAGTTGGTTCTTATATGAAGCATTTTGGATTTGAGAAAGGGTACATAATCTACTTGTCCAAAGACGATCTAGCAATTGAGCAAGCAGTTGTCTTAATGAAAGATGTTGAACAGGACATTATTGATGATGTAGTTACCATGACCGCTTTAATGGCTGAAGATACCATGCCTAAAGTTCCAGCATTGATTAAGTATGATGATGTGAAGCGTAGATATTCTATTAATTGGGATATTACTAATTCAACCTATCGTGACTTCCAACTTAATACCACGCTTGAACAAGGCGAAGAGGCTGTTAAGTATGCTGATCTGGCTGTTAGAAGATTAAATGCTGAACTTAAAAAGACGACTATAATTCCTAGAGAAACAGTAGAGAATATTGTTTACAAGAAATCACGCTATCCACTTCCACTCAATAAAGATGGTGCGGAGATAAAGATCTTGTAATGATTAGCATCAGGATAAGTAGTTTATGGAAGGGTCAGTTTGGGATTAGGGATAAGTACCTAAAAGAAGCTGAAGAAAAAGAAGCTGGTTTTGTCATCCGCTATAAAAAGCAGAAGATGACAATCCCTGCTGACCAGGTAAAACCCATGATCGTGGGACTATCTAAAGAAAAGTTTAAAGATAGATACTCCCCTACTTGGCATCACTTAGTTTACTATGTGTGGATTCCAGAAGAAGATAAACAATTAACATTAATTTAAAATTATGAAAAAAGAAAACAAGGCAACAAATAGTTATTGGTTCGTACCTGTTATATTACTTCTGCTCCTCAGTACATTCTTCTTATTTAACAGCAATGTTAAACGAGCTGAACAAATTGAAGAGATGCAGGATGTTATTGAAAGACAGGATCGTACCATTGAGAGTAGGGAAAGAAGTGCAGAAAATTGGGAAGATAAGGCTGTTCAATGCTTTGCTTCCGAAGGAATAAAAGATGTTCAAGTTCTTGGCATCCATAGTCAAGGTGAAGCTGTGATGGGGGCTTATGAAGATGAGTTAGGGAATGTTTATAGTCGCATATCAAGAAGCTGGAGAGTTCATCTGCAATTTGCTGGAGACACTGAATACCTAGACTATGAAGAGATTATTTGGGAAGGTATTGATGAAGGAAATTACGCTCTATACTATTATTAACTAATAAACAATTATGAAAAAAGATAAGACATTAGCAGGGATATTAAGCTTCTTTATACCAGGAGCAGGACAGTTGTATTGTGGGAAAGTAGGCAGAGGAATTTGGTTCTTAGTTGGTGCGATAGTTTCTTACTGTACAATGTTTATAATAATAGGGTTTGTTTTGTACCCAGCAGTAATCGTTTGGTCTATCCTAGATGCTGTAAAGTGTGCTGAAAGGTATAATACAAAATAGTGTTTGATTTATAATCTAAATACAGTTATACTACAAATATGAAGAAAAGAAGTGCATCAGCGATAGGTAAAGCGAACAAGGCAAGGGGGGCTGCTTTTGAAAGAGAGGTAGCCGATAAACTAACTAAAGCCTTCTTTGAATCAAATGTTAAATTTGTACGCACTCCACGATCCGGAGCTTTCGGTAGAACTGATACAAGGCAAGTTGGAGACATAATGCCTACACTTCCTGACCCACGACAACCAATGAAGAGAAGGTTTTACGACTTGAAGATCATGGGTCAAACACTAGCGATTGAAGTTAAGAATAGACACCAGCTTCCAATACATGAGTTCTATGAGAAACTTAAAAGCGAAGCATCCTCTGAATCCTATCCTGTGATAGCATTTAGAAAGACAGGCACTAGCCAAACATTCGTGGCTATGACAATTGAAGATTGGGCTTATTGGTTACAAAAACTACATGACAATGTTGAGTGATAAAGAATTAAAGAAAATTCGTACAGGTTTAAAAAAAGCTATTGATGAGATAGTTGATAAGCTGATTGAATGGGATCTAAACACCCTTGATGATAAGCTTATAAAAATCATAGGGTTGACCGAGCCATTGATCCAATACAAAGAGGATGTCAGTTATAAGTTAAATGTATATCAAGAAGCTAAGATGGAAGAGGGTAAGCCAGTCAACGCTACAGAGGTTCTTGTTAGAGCCAACCCATTATTCAATGAAGTTCTGATCTGTACTGCTCAACTACAAATAGCTGATAAGGTAATTCGTACCATGCAGAACAGGCAATACACAATGTCACTAAGAATTAAGAAAGGTATAGATGAGTAAAAAAATAGCACCAGATGTACTTGGAAAAGTAAAAGACAATAGGTTTAAGCAGTGGATGGAGTTATTCCCTAACATCTGGAAACAATTAATAGCCAATCCACACAATCAAATAGAATTAATAATTAAAATAGATCCATTAATCCCACCTAACAATGCGAAAGCAAAAAATGATCCTGAGAAAAACATTCAAGGGAATAAGAAAACAAGCAGGGTTCCTAACTCAAAAAAGTCTAGCAAGTAAGCTAGGTATCAGTCAGCAAATGATGTATATGATGGAGAGTAGGAGATGTTCAGTAAGTTCAATAAACTTAATGAATTTGATTTCCATTTTAGGTGTAGATGTTGATAAAATAGTGAGAGTTATATCAATTAACGCTAATAGCATGAATGATGAAGAAAACACAACGCCAGAGGCACAAGAAGGTGCATCTGAAGAGGCTAAAACGCCAGGCGAAGGTCAAGGCGAAGATCAAGGCGGAAGCCAGCCAGCAGCTTCAGAAGATGGTGAGCAAAAAGAAGGGGATGTTCAACCAAGTGACAGCGAAACTCCAAAAGGGAGCGAAGAAGCTGATGGTGAATCTCAAGAATAGCGAATAGATTGGGTGGACAAGTTCGCTTGTCCTTCCAGCTTTGTTCACTAATCAATAGAAAGGAGTTTACTATGCGTGGAATTATTCTCGCTGGTGGTAAAGGAACTAGGTTAGCACCAATGACCTATGCTACCAACAAACATCTATTACCTGTTGGTGATAGACCAATGATTTTCTACCCCATTGCCACTCTTAAAAAGGCAGGGATCAAGGAGATTATGATCATTACCGGTGGGGAGCATCTTGAACAGATCGCTAGGGTTATTAGCGAGACAAGAAAGAGCACTGATGTCATGCTTGAGAGCCACAGGGCTTTGCTCAGAGGACTTGAGTTCACATTCAGAGTTCAGGATGAAGCTGGGGGTATTGCAGAAGCTTTAAGCTTATGTGAGGGCTTTGCAATGCACGATAATATCACTGTAGTGTTAGGTGATAATATCATCCTCGGAGATTTGGACACATCATTCTATACCGGTGGGGCTAAGATTTTCCTAAAGGATGTTTCTGACCCAACTCGGTTCGGTGTTGTTCAGTTCCATAAGAGTGAAGAAGAGGTTACTATTCCCACTGAAGTTCTGGATGCTGAATCCGGAGAAGATGCTGAGGAGACTAACACCTTCCTTAAACGCAAACTCACGATTGAGAAAGTGATTGAAAAGCCTACCGCTCAAGAGGTTGAAACCATTGTCTTTAAGACTGGTATCAGACCTCCTGCTGTGATCGGTTTATATATCTATGATGCCAGAGTTTTTGACATCATAAGGACTATCAAACGATCCGATAGAGGTGAGTTAGAAATCACTGATGTGAATAATGCGTACCTTGAGATGAGTGAGTTGAATCATTCCTTCGTTCCAGGAGATTGGTCTGATGCCGGTACTCTGGAAAGTCTTGCAAGAGCAAACGAGCTTGTAAGCAACTAACTTATCTAATAAAAAAACACCACAGGAAAGGAATACTGCGGTGTTTTTCTATATGGGCAGGACTTTAAAAAAAGTACCAGTACACTCTTATTGTACTTTAGTTAAGTTCCTTCTTCAATCCATAAAGATATTCAACGATACTATTAACCATGCTACTACCTCTACCGATAGCGATACCGGTTACTATGTAGTCCAGGTACACAGGGATGCTAAATACGCTACCATCAACAACCTGAGACACTTCTAAGGTTAGATAATTAACGATTTGCAGGTTACTAGCCCAAGCGACAAACAATCCCAAAAGGAGTGCTATCCACCAAGACTTACCATTGATCCATTTCCAAAGAGGTTTCAAGTATTCTATCAACCCCTCAATGAACCAAGCCCAAAATAATGCCAAAACTATAATCATAATTTCTTTGTTAGTTTATATAACTCTTCTGCTTTTTTTGTTATTTGTTTTGCTAATGTCAGTATCTCTTCTGCTGGCTCTTCTACTGGTCCAAAATACATTGCGATACCACCAGCAATTGCCCTACTGACTTCCTGTAGGTTGTTAAGCAGTCGGTCAACATCTGCTTTGTTTTTAATAAATCCTACTTCAATTAATCCTGCTGGAATCTTACTGCTAATTTCTCTAAGCATATGCAGGTTCTTTGTTTTAACTCCACGCTGTCTGAATCCTAAATCTTTAACCATCTCCCAAATACCAGTAACAAGTTCTTTGTCTGCCTTTGGAGATTTGGGGTGATGAAATATCTCAATACCATTAGCGGTTGGTAGATAGAAGCTATTAATATGGACAGATAGGGAAGCTATTGGTTTGGCTGCGTTTATACGATCAGTCCTAGTTTTTAGTGGTAGATAGATATCAGTAGTGCGTGTAAAGAACACATCAAAACCATACCCTTTAAGATGCTCACCTATATTCAAAGCAAGCTGTAGAGCTAAATCTTTTTCTCTAAAACCATTTCCTACTGCTCCTGGATCAGTACCCCCATGTCCAGGGTCTAATGCTATTAATCTTTTCGCCATATTCCTATCTCCCTATATCGTTTAATTTTATTATAGAATTTTCTTATCCTTAGTAAATAATGAATTATCTTTGTTTTTAAGTCCATTTTTCCTCCGCCTTATTAAAAATAGAATCAAAGCATATATAGCTGTTCCTGCATGGAACAACAAAAATGCTGTCATTGCTACGAAAAAAGCTAGTGCGATAATTAATGTCCAGTTCATAATATTGTTTATAAATAGATTGGAAGGGGCAGGGAATCAAATTCGCCTACCCCTTTTTGTGTGGCTTGTGAGGGAACCTCTTTCGCCTCACAGCCTCTCGTTTAGAGGTAATATGAATCGTTGGCTTGTTAGTTCGTTTTTGATAAATCAAAGGGCAGTTCTTCTTGCTCATCTAGCTCAGTCTCCTTTTCAAAAGGAAGGGTTAAAAGCTCTTTACAATTTGTGCACCGGTAGTACGCCATATCTTCACCAAGTTCTTCAAACCTAGCTCTATATCCGCAGAGAGGGCAAGCGACTTTAAGCTCACGAGCCATATCGTCACCTCCTAAGTACAAGATTTAAAAAGACATCCTAATGTAAGGGCTGTTACCAACACAGCTAAAATCCAACGATTCCAAATCATTTTTTTACCTCCAAACAATCAAGGTGCAACTATCGTTTATTGTTATTGGTTTTAAGCCAGGTTACTAATTCTCTGATAACCACTGTAAGATTCTTGTCAGCTTCAGTAGAGTGATCTATATGGTTTCCAATTATTTTAATTAGTTCAGCTTTTTCTTCTGCGTGTTTATCTGTTATCCATTTTACTATTACAATCAGAGCTATAATATTTGCTATAGCTATTCCTGCTAATCCGTATTGTGCTAATTCTGTTAAACCCATTTAAAACCCTTCCTTCTTTAACCTTATATAACCATATCCAGCTAATACTAGAAGAGCAGATAATAGTAGAAGGTAGTCAACTGCCTGGTAGATGAGATATCCTAAGATAACTCCAACCCAGACAATAATTAATATAATCTCTAATATGAAACGATTGGTGATTCGTTTAACAGCAGGAATGATAGTAGCTGTTTTCTTAACCTCTTTTTCTTTTAGTGTAAGTACCATTATGATAGCTCCCTTAAATTAATTGTTGCAAAATATTCAGTCTTATCTTTGGTTCCCATTACAGGGATAACTGATGTGACACTACTCAAAACAACCCTGCGTGAGTTATCAACTTCTATATCATCAGCATGAGATGTAGCTAAAGTGCCTTTGAATCCTCTCGTAACTCTGTGGATCATACCAGTTGTAGTGTTCTCATAAAGAATCAGCTCGTTTTGTATTCTTAAAACATCTTGGTTTGGGAACTCATAAGCATTAATAACCTTGATGCTACTATTGGTAATTGTCTTACCACTACCATGAGAGTTCTCCATCCTTTTAAGAGTTAGGGTATTGCCAGTAACATCAGTTACTAAACAATATTCACTATCATCACCATCATCAATATAGATTTCACAGCCTGCAAAGAAATTGGTTGCACTAACAATCTCCATCTCTACATCATTTCCTGCTGTCTCTGAATTACTGTTAGTGGAGTTTGGTTGAGTGCCTGTAATTGCACCATCAAGTTGGCTTGCACAATAATCATAATCTTTAAAGACAACCTTTTTCCCAGATAAATAAAGAGTGCTTAGCTTGGCACGCAATGATTCACCACGCTCTTGTTCCATAGATCCATCTGGTAGCTCAATGTTTTCACTACAAAGAATTGTCATGTCCCATCTCTTATTAAGATTGGGTTGAGGTAGATATCTGACTACAAACGAATCAAAGATTGTGTCCCATGTGCTTGCGGTTGGTTCAGTTAATGTAATTTTAAGTTGTATCTTTTTAGAGGTTATATCAATAGGTACTGAACCTTCACTAATATCCCCATAGGTAGATTGACTAATATTCGGAGATAGATCAACAAAAAGATCAGCTTCACTGGTTCTATATGAAACTTTAATTGCTTGGCTACCATGACCCATTTCATTAAAGTACAGTAAAATATCATTCCAATATTTATCTATAGATGGTAAACCACCATCTTGCCATCCAGTAATAATATAAGGTTGAGGCATTTTCTTGTTTGACCCACCAACATGAGATTGATTCTCACCTGCACCAGCCCTGTCAGATACTATAATAGTTAAGGTAGAGCCTGAACTATATATCCATGTTTGAGCTGGACCACTAAATGATCCTGTGGCTGGAGCTAAGTCTGATATTGGTTCAAAATTCTCACTACTATCCATTCTCATCAGCACAGCAACACCAGCATCATCACCCCAAATAGCTTCTGATGGGGCATATCTAATTGGGAAGTAAAGATAATCTTCGCCACCTTTAGATATTTGAGAGTAGCTACCTAAGTCAGTAGAGCCTATACCAAAATTTATAATCTCTTGTACGATCCCAGAAGAAGGAATATATGCTCCAACTACTAAATTATTAAAAATGTTTCTTTTCCAAAAATATAATTTCCCATTAAAGAATTTGATACCCTGTAATGTTCCACTCACTTTAAACGCTTCAGCCCATGTATCATTAGCGATATCATAAGCCCATATAGTCCTATCATTAGCTACTGCAAATAAATATCCATTACCATATTCAAAGTAATTTGAACCACCTTCAGTTGAAAGGGTATACCAGTTATTCCATGCTCCAGCAGGAAGGTCTGTAACATCTGTGATTGTATTAGTATCACAATCAACTTTCTTAATATTCATATCAGAATCAGCAAACCAAATCCAGGGGGCTTGTCTACACATAGCATAAATTCTAGCAGATTCAGTTCCTACATCTGTAACTGTAGAACCTTCTAATCTCTTTAAGGTTGAAGCTCCAGCACCATCAGTATGGCATCCAAAAAATTCATATTTACCAATGAAATCTTTTTTAGCACAATAAATCTTTTCTTGTCCACCGCCTGTTGCTCCTTCCCATACAAGACCTAGAGTTGAGCCACGAATGGTCATTTTGTCATCAGTCACATTGCGACCAAACATTTTCCCATCAGCCTCAGCATAGAAATTAAGGTTATCAGCATCATCATAAGCAGTAATTAGTTCAGTCCCAGATAGAAAACTGCTAGGAATAGTTTGAGCATCAATACCTAACCCCTGGCTTATCTTTCCATCATCAGCCCATAGTCCACCAGGATTAAGTCCACCATTGAAAATATCTTGAGCCCAATACCACCAGTCTTGGAAGTCACCAAAAGACCTATCGCCTTGAGCGAATCTATTTTCATATAGAGGAGCAGGAGAACTTTGGTAGGCTGGTGAACCTCCTGGAGCTCCACGCACTACGAATCCCTGTCCATCTAATTCAATGTGATGTGATCTAAGTTTTGACATTTTCTTTTATGCTTGGGTCTTTAACATCATATCTAATACCGGTATTATCCATACCCATAATCTTAAACGCCCTCTTCTGAAGTGCATAAAGGTCAGTCAATTTAACTTTCAAAGCATCTTGTTTGTCAGAAACAACGCCTTGAGCAGCTTCAATCTCATCATTCAATACCTCAATCTCAGCATTTTTGCTAGATATAAGAGGATCTAAAATTGTAAGTGTATCTCCAGCCATCTATTTAACATTAATTTTTATAATAGGTTTTGGAAACTTTTTAGCATTTCTTTCTTTCAAAGATAACCGCAGATAATAGTCAGCAGTTTTTTCTAATATTTGAATTGGTGTTAGCCCATGCTCATTCTTAACTACTATAGTATCAACAGTTGCCTTCTCATTTACTCTTCTAAGAAACCAAAGATGTGAGACATAAAACTTTATTAATTCATAAATTTTATCAGGGAATGAAATTGTACTAGAAGAAGCTGATCCAACAGCATAAGCTTTCAAATAATGAATACGCATCTGATATCCAGCAGTAGCTATTGGGCTCAAAAGTTTGACATAATTATCTACAGGACTATATTCAAATTCTATTTGTTTCCAATTTTCACCACTATCAACTGAGAAATCAACTCCGTAAACTCTGGATAAATCACCAACACTAGAAACATCATAATATTCCTGGTTGGCTACAGTAACCATAGCAGATGTGTCTCTGCCTTCAGTATAAAAATCACTACGCAACCATCTGATAGCATCAGCAATTAAATCTATATACCTGGCATCACGCTCAATAGCGGATTGGTATGTGATGTTAATTATTGCTCCATCAGTAGGGGCAGTGGTCATCACAATAGCACCAGTATCATAATCAATAATATAATCTGTTGTTTCTTCTTTTGTAGCTCCATCCAATTTGACAGTAGCGGTATTGTCTATCACCGGAACATCCGGCAAGTAGAATGTAGTTTTTGCTCCATCACCTGTGTCCAGAACTTCACGATACATTTTGAAATCTCTAAAATGTGGTCGTAGGTGATCAGCAATAAATGTTGCGTAATTCATCTCTATAATCTCCTTTTTAACATATTATTATCTTTCGCTTTAAGAGTGTAAACTCCTCTTCTGGAAAGTCTGGCTATATGCCTCTTATTGACAGCTACGAGAGCATACACCGCACTGTCTCCTACTTCCATTGTATCGCCAATTGCTGTTTGTAGAAACTCTGACAGATCAAAAGCGAATTGATCAGCAATAACTACAGTGTCGGAGAAGGCTCTATTAAATGTTCTCAGTGCTTCTAAAGCATCAGAGATTGTTTGAGTATCTTGAATATTAAAACTAAATACTTTAGCGACAACATCAGAGATTGTTTGGTTATCAACGATCCCTTGAACGATAGATTTAATCAATCCATCAGTTATGCTTTCTGTATCTTGAGGTCTTTTGCCTGGCTTAAATGTGGTTGCATCAGATACTCCTAATTGATCTGCAAACTGCTTCCCTAACATATTAGAAATAGAATCTGCCACAGTCATGGCATCTGATTTAGATATACTTAAAATCTTCGCTATCTGTTCAACAATAGGCTCATTATCACTAAGGTTTCTAAGTGCATCAGGATTTAATACAGCATCCATTAAATCACTAATAGCTACCGGATCAAGCCTATTCACTCCAATGTCTTTTGTTGCTAATTCCGAGATAGCTTCAGCCTCTTGCTTAGCTCCACTGACAGTAAGCTTGATTATTGCAGAAGCATTTATCTGATCAGACAAAGCTCTACCACGAACCAATAAGATTGAATCATAAATACCAACAGCATCTTCTTTGGTTATACCAGCTACTATAGATAATTGTTCTGTGATTGCACTACTATCATCAAGTGCCTTGCCAATATTCCTAGAAATAACCTCTACCATAGATAGAACATCAGCTCGGTTTGCAGTTACTACTAATTTATTAATATCTCCTATAGAAATTGTATCAGCCAATTGACGACCAAGCACAGTGGTAAGCCCATCAGCTATTGCCACAGCATCACTTCTTGGTATTGATAATTTATTAGCTATGGCATCAGCTATAGATTCTGAATCAATTAAAGCAGTAGTAATACTTTTAACAACACTATCAATTATTTGCTCACTTTCAAGTTTTGCTACACCGGCATTGAAATCTAATGCTTCAGATATTCCCAATTCATCTAATAGTTCTCTACCGAGTTTAGCTAAAAGAATATCGTAAACAGCAACAGCATCTTGTTTTGGGATAGATGTAATAAGAGCTAATTGGTCAGCTATCCCCTCGCTTTCATTTAGTTCTCTGAAAGATTTGAATATTTTGAAAACTTGCTCAGCTATTGCTACAGATTCCTCTCTGTTTACTGATACTAACTTAGCCATTATTTTGTCAGAGATTCGTTGTACATCATCAGCAGAATGTGTTGCTGTTAAAATAGCTATTAACACATCATAGATAATCACTGCATCAGCCTTAGATACGCTAACCTTATTAACTATTTCATCAATTATGCTTCCACTATCAGACAAGGATTTACTAATCCCATTTACAATACTTTCAACAATAGCTTCGTAATCTTGGGATGATCTCCCAATCCCCATATCTCTACCTTTGCCAAGCCTTGCTTCCATCATGCTGAACAATTCTATTCGTTCCCTAGTGATCCTTTTGGCTTCTTCTTCAGTTATTGCCATTGCTTCTTGTTCGCCTTTACCAATAACCTTAGTCTCTTCTTCTACCATTCCCATAGAATCTGATAATTGTCTTTCAGAAGTCCATATTTTTCTGCTCCAGGGGAATGATGCCTCCAGCACAGACAAAGGATCAGCGAAAGCTTTTGTTACTGCTTTAGGAGTTTTGGGTGGGTGTATTATGCGAACAACATCAGATAAAGCTTTAAAAAGATCAGATCCACTGGCTTCATATGTAACATAAAGAGAATATTTTTTGTCATCATGGACAAATGATGCTGGGTCATCAAACTCAAATGGGAAACCAAAATCACCATAGGAGTGACCTTGATCTGTGTCACCTTCATCCCAAAACATAAATACCAATTGCTCCGCATATTCCAAAGCTACAATTGGAACATAATCTATAGCAGTTAATGTTGGCTCGGAATCAAATGGGAGAGCTATCCAAGCAGTCTCAGATGCACCTAATTCTGTAGCATCACACAGACCATCAGTTTCAATAGTAGAATCTGAATGTTTATACAAGGCAGCTAATACATCATATGGACTACCATCTAAGTTTTGTAAATAAACACTAATGCTTTCCCCATCACCAGCAGAACCAGCAAAAACAGAACCACTAGGAGAACCAGGAACATATTGCAATGATTCACCAACAGAAGTATAACCAAAAGTAGGATCAACAAGCACTGGATATTTAGCATTATCTAACCAGGTTTGATCAACAGTGATTCTTAGTTTTCCATCTTCAATATTTAATTCTCCCCAAATCTCATCACCATTATCGTCAACAACCTTTGGGCGATATATATGACAAACCTTACCAGCTTTATATTGAACACCAGTAAAATTACCTGTTTTATCTGTGTATATTGCATATGAACCCACTGCATTTTCTGGTCTCATTATTCTTTTAGCCTCATCAATAGATACCTTTTTTAATTCAGCTATCTTGAGAACTGTAGGATGGTCATCTGCAATCTCTGATTGATAAAAAGCATCTAAGCCTTTTAGATCAATATCAAATTCAAATATATTTGTCTTAGGCTTAACCAGTAGCTTTATCTCAATCTCAAACGCTTCTTGCTTTTCGTAGAAATGTACTTCGTAGTCATCCTTTTTGTATTTTATTTTATCCTCTTCATCAACTTCTGTAGCACTTGTTTCATCAAGATCTACAAATTTAACTGAGAAATTAGATAGCCCATTGTGTCTTTTAAAATCAATGTGAGGTTCAAAATTTTGAGCTTTTGTGTCACCAATATTTATCTCAATATCGTCATTGAGTACCTTGTATGAAGTTGTATTTTGGTTGTATTCTTTGCTCATTAACTTAATGTTTTAGGATTTTCCCTATCTAACTTTTTTATACCATGTCCTGTGAGTGCAGGGAATGGTACTCTTGATAATTGTTTTATTTCAACCCTGGTTAATCTCCCAAACCCAACTACGACTATGAAAACACTAGATAGTACATCACTTATCGTTGTTATGTCCCCTAAGATTTTTCCAACCTTAGATTTGTATTGTTCACTAACAGTAGAAATATCTCCAGTGATAACCTTAGAAACAAACATCTGCCTAACTTCATCTAAGCTCAGAGTATCACTAAATGATCTAGCCCACTCCAATATCATATTGATTGAATCAAGCACAATAACAGCTTCAGTCATATTCTTACCAATTAACACTGTTCTTGCATCAGCCACAGCCTCACTATCCTCTATATGAGAACCTACCAATAAAGATATTTGATCAGTAACAGAGGCTATATCAGATAGTGATCGGACATACCCTACTGCTGATTGTAATATATCAGAAATATTAGCAGAATCAGTAGTGACCTTACCGATAGATTTAGATAAATTAGCTATTATAAGTTGCTGGTCAGTATCACCAAAACCAACACTCTTAATCAATAGATCAGAAATTGGTTCAGTATCATCTAATTCATACAGAGAAATAAATACCGCTACGAGCTGATCAGATATTGAGAATGGTTCATTAATAACCTTGCCAACCTTTTTAGCTATATTGAGAATAATTGCTTCACCTTCTCCAAAGCCTTTTTTAACCCCCATAACACTTAAATCACTAACCGCTACTGTGTCGGAGAATAGTTTGTTTACTTCAATGCTAAAGGCATCAGCAACAACTAAGGCATCACTTATACTAATCCCCATTGCCTTTGAAACACTTTCAGCGATAGCCTGGGTATCATTGATAGCCATCCTAATATATTTAACAAGATTATCAACCATCTCTTCTTGCTCACCTAAACTTTTACCAGCACCAAGAGATATTTGATCTAATATTTGTTCATCATCTAATAAAATTTTCCCTACAAGGCTTTGCAATAATTCAGCCAGTGCCATAGCATCATCTAAGTCTAAATCAATTTGATCTTGTATCAACCTGGCTACCAAGTCATCAGTAATTCCAACATTATCAAGAATAATTTTACCTACATCTTTAGCCATATTAGCTACAATTTGCTCATTCTCTAAATCATGCACATCTATATTTAGATTGCGTTGATCAGAGATAGCCATAGCATCAGATAGATTTCTACCAAGTGTAGCTGATAATGTGTCAGCTATTCCAACAGCATCATCTATCGGTTTCCCAATAGCTTTAGCGACTTGATCAGTTAAAGTTTCTGTATCGTTAAGTATTTTAGAAACCATCTTGGCTACAGTGGTTGTAATTAACTCGCTGTCACTGCCACCTTTTCCAATACCAAATATCGTGAAATCAGAAATGCTTTCATTATCTGCCAACATTCTACCAAGTTGTGTTTGAATACTATCAGCAATAGCCAGTGCATCAGACTTAGAGACATCAACACTTTTAGCTATTTGGTCAGTTAGTATTTGAGTATCAAGAAAAACTTTTCCAAGTATTTTAGTAATCTGTTCTTCAATCTCCCCTAACTCTTGATGACCCTGACCAATAGCTTTAGCGTGTGAATCAGAGACAGAAACAGAATCAGCAAGCTGACTAATAAAAACCACTACTTTTTGCAAATAATCAGAAATTGATTCTGATTCTTCTTTACTTACTCCAATTGCCTTAGCAATCTCTTCAAGGATCGGTTCTACATCAGCAAGCTGTTTTGAATCGGAAACCAGAGCACTTCTAATGCTCGCATATTCCACACTAGCATATTCTGAATCTCCATAAAGCATACTAAGTATTATCTATTATTAATTGAGCACCAACACAAGTGAAAGTTGTACCTACACCAACCATCCCACCAAATTGAATTTTATATTCTTTGTCAGTTAATAGTGTTATAGCTTCAGACCTAATTCTGTCTGTACTTGTAGTTGGGTTATTTATTTCTGAACCATCTACAGGCACACTATCTGTAACATTATAAAGCCTAGCAAAACATGGGAAAACTGCATTTGAAGTTTTTAAATGTGCTTCTAAGAAAATTTCAGTTGTACCATATTTAGATGAATCATGTTCTATCAACACTTCTCCATAATCAGCCCAATCAATCACTGCTTCTGTTTTTGCTTCAAGTATAACTGGATAATCTGTGAAAGGATCTGATGGACCATCACCCTCTACAACCCTAAATTCATATGATGTGAAATTCTCGGCTGCTACTCCAAATTCAATAACCCACTCATCTTCAACTTGATAAGCTGGATTAACCTCAACTGCTTCTGTGTCTGCATCCCCTCCAGTTGCTTCTACCCCTTCTCCAGCTACAAAAGTTCTACCATCTAAGCTTAATCTATTTGTGGTTGCATCTTGGTCTGCAAAGTTAGGAGAATTAACTAATACAACAACAAGTCCCAAAGTTGGCACATCAGTCCAACTTAGATCAAGTTTTTTTCTAAACTGTAATCTTCTAATTATAGTTTCTTCGGCTCCGCCTGTATCAGCTATGGCATATCTAATTCTAAAATTAGTTGATTTTGCTACATCTTCTATATTGGTATCTTCTGCTGCCAAAGGAGTTCCGGCATTAATCGCTCCATCATCATCATAAAACCTACCATGTATTTGATTGAATGTAGATGCAGGGGGCGTTTCTGTTGTTGCCTTTGCTATTACAGAATAAACTTCTAATTCATCTCCGCCTGGTGATACAGTTACATCTACTACCCTAAATTCGTAGCTAGTATTATCTTCAGCAGCAGCATCAAAAACCAAACACCATTCATCCTCAACTTTATAAGCATCAGTTAAATCAACCAATGTTGTACTTGCATCATCTTCTTTACCTTGTCCTGCCATGAAGGTATCACCATCTGCTGTAAGCCTCTCAGTAGTGGCATCACCATCAGCAAATTCACTTGATGCAGCCATTTTTACTGGACCAGAGCCAATAACAGGTAGCCACCCTACCGACCCTTCTTTTCTCCATTCCAAAGACCTTGTAACATTTTTAGCTATATCTCCTATATTATGTATTCCATATCTAAGTCTAAAATTAACCTCTTTTTCTACATCAATTATGTCTGTATCTTCGGCTGCTAAAGCAGTACCATCATTAATAGCATCATCATCATCAAAGAATCTAAAATGTTTTTGATCAAGCACAGCTCCACCAATAGTTGCTTCTGCGTGTAAATATGTATCTAATGGAACACCTCCATCTACTATTCTGAAATAATACTTTTGACCATTAATAGCATCTGATGTGGCTTGTATACAATATTCCATTTCTGTATATTCACCATTTTTTATAGTTATGGTTGGGGCTTGAGGTATAAATTCAATCATAAACCCTGGCACAAAATTACCTGTGGCTGTCAGTTGTGCGGTTGTAATATCTAAATCATTAAAGTTAGGGGATGGTGATAATTGCCAATGTTCTCCCCCACCAGATACAGGTATAATCGGTATCCAAACAACCTCATCTAGTGAATATTCAAGTCCTGCATTAAGCTTTATTTGACCACCACTTGTCCTGGCAACTTCTAATCGTAATCTGATGTTTTCTAATTTAGATACTGCTGTTATCTCAGTATCTTCATTAGCCTTCCATGTAGCTCCTGATTCAGAGCCATCATCATTTCGCCACCTGTAATGATTTTGTATATTTGCCATGTTTTTTTATTATGGTGAATGAACCTCTAAAACAGATCCAAATGATATATAAGTTCTTACTTGACTACCACCCATCAAATTTACCCATATAGTGCCATTGCTCGCATATAGTTTACCATCAGTGGATAATCTTCTAAGCCTACCAGGGAATACAGAAGCAGTCCCTAGATCATCTACAGTTTCTATAACAACATTTTGTAAATCTTGATTATTGCAATTGAGAGCTTCGCCTAATGGATTATCAACTTTAGCGTTCCAGTTAAGCCTATCTTCAATTTGTAAGTCTTTTCTTCTATAATCTAAAGTTTGGACAACAGCAGGTGATCCTTCTTTAACTACTATTCTAAATAAATGCCACGCTACACCACTACTATTAAGAAAATCTGGGGCATCTGCAATAGGAGATATTCTTGCTGTGTTTTTACTTGGATATTCTGCTTGTCCAATAACCATATGGAAATTACCTGGTCCAGTTATAAATAGTTCGTCAGCTCTCCAATAGTCAGCAGTTAAATCAGCCAATGTTCCATCTCCATCATCATACTGAGAAGTGTTTATTTCTTGCTGAGCTGTTGTAGGTGTCCAACCACCAGAACCATCTTTTCTCCAATATGTAAAAGTAATTGGGGTTGCTCCATTTAATGTAAACTTTTTATATAAATGGAATCCTACAAAATTAGATACATCAAGTTTCTTATTATTGGCTCCATTAATCGTTGTTATTCCACCACTCAATACAATATTCCCATTTTCCCCTTGAGTTGCAGCAAATTGAGTTTGTTTTCTTATAATCTGCCCTGCTTCCCAGGGACTATTATGAATTTCAACAATATCACTATCGGCTGTGAATACTACACCTAACAAGACATATTGATCATGGTCTTGTTCTGTGGTTGATATATCTAAAGCACCAGTTTTATCTATTGCTATAAAATTTATATCATCATCATTGGTAGCTTGATTAGAAAAAGCATCCCAGGTAACCCTTTTGCTAAGTCCATCTTGAACTACATAAGCAACACCGGAAGCTATATTAATAGTAAGCCCACCATTGTCAGTTATAGCACCGCCTGAAATTGCCCCTGTTGATTTTCTTTCACTACCCTCTTGGTTTAAATCATCAACTGCTTTTTTAGTCCAAGACATGATCATCTTGTAGGTAGCATCAGCAGTATTTTTAGTAGAAGCTCCAGTAGATTCCTGATTTCTTACAATAGTTAAAGTATCAGTTGACCTTGCAGTCACCCTGACTATTTCTACATTTGGATCTTCTGTTGGGTTGGAATAATTAGTAGAATCCCACCAGACAAGGTTAAATTCACCATCTGAAGATGGTTGTGGTAACTTAGCTCCATCACCAGTTTTTAAAACTATTGCGGTAGCTGAGGCATCATATCCAATAGATACCTCAACTTTCGCAAAGTTTTTCGCTACATCCAAAGACATTAGCTACCCCCTTTAATTAAGAGTTCCCGAAGGTAACAGTCCAAGTGATTTCTAGTGAATCTAATGCACCTTTATTAATGACTGAGAAGTCATCATATAGGAACATATCACCAGAAGCAGAAGCACTAAATAAGCCAGCTTCAGTTAAAGCACCTGTACCAGTCCCAGCAGGGAAAGTACATACATAGATGACATCATTATCATCACCGCCAGCACCTTGAGCTGTGCTATCTAAGACAACACGAACTACTGAAGTAGCAAGATCTGTATCAGTAGATGTTTGTCCAGATCCAGTACCTACACCCATGTGACTTGCTGAATCGTCTGATCCACCTGAAACAAGATCAGCAGTTAAGCGATCATATTCAACAGTGACAAGATTGTGTCGTTCAATCTCGCTTTTGACATTACCATCTTTGTCCTTGAGGACAGCCTTGAAATGCCCCACGATTGGCTGTTTCGCTACAAACCCATCTCTAGGTTTTGAATTTTTCATTTCCATAGCCTTTTTGGTTATTAATATTAGATTAAGAAGTTTTGAAAGCTTCATCAATTTTATTATCCCATCTTTTTACCATTGTTAAAATAGAGTAGTTTTTTATAGCCCATTTCTTAGCCAGTAAACCTGATTGCTTCCTAAAGTTTTTATCAGCTATCAGCTTATCTAAGTTGTTAAACCAATCATTAGATGTCTTACAAATAAACAGTGGTAAATTTCTATATTGTGATACATCAGATGCTACTAATGGGACACCCATCATTGCACATTCTAACCATTTTAAATTAGATTTACATCTGTTAAATTTAGTATCTGTTAATGGAGCCATCCCAATATCAAGCCCTATATTGGTTAGTCTTTGAACAAAATGAATCAAGCCCACCTGTGGCTCTACACGATAAGGAAAACCATTAAAGCCAGGGTCATACCCCATAAATACAAATTCAATTTTATCACCATACTTTTTATATATCCTAACCAAAGCTTCTTCAACCTGGTTTTTTACTTCTTCACCAGCATAAATATGGAACCTCCCACCATACCAACCAATCTTAATTTTATCGCTTTTCTCTGATGGGTATAGTGACCATTCTTTAATATCAGTAGCATTTGGGATAGCCCAGGTGGGTCTGTTATACTCTTTACGATAAACATTAGCCAATTCTTCAGTGGTAGTAATAACCCCATGAACATAAGGCAATAGCCTATTAACAAAATCCATGTTCATCTTATAAGAATCTATCTCTTCTTGATCGCCAGTACCTTCCCATATATTAAGAAGATTATCGTCAGTCTGATAAAGCACAGTTTTGCCAAGCTCAAAGGCTCTTTCAGCCATTAACTCACAATCTGCAAACTTATATAGCCTGGAGAAGATAACTACATCAGCCCACTCAATAGGGGATAGATCAGCTTCATAGCTATCACAGTTTTCCCTGTCTGGTGTGCTTTTAAAATACCTAACATCAAGACCACGAATAATTCTAAATTCGTGACGAGAAAATTTAGCTGGTAGAAATGCCCTGTAGTAATCTACTGGACTTTGTTTTACCGGTGTACTAATTACTAGAAATAATACCTTTAGACTTTGCAAGTTGTTCATAAGCTTGATCCCATAATTTAGCGTTGTTTTTTATATTATAATTTTCAATTACATCTTTTTTAGCAAGCAATCCTAAGTCAGTTCTTAACTGTGGATTCTCAATCAACTCCTTAATAGCTTTGTACCAATCGTTATATCTATTTTTAACCAATACAGATTTAGTATCATTATATGGAGCTACCTTAGAAGCAACAGTAGGCACACCAAGCAAGCCATATTCAAGATATTTAATATTTGACTTAGCTCTGTTAAATTCAGTATCACGAAGAGGAGCAAGACCAATATCAAAATCAAGTGTACTTAATCTCTTTGGGTACTTTATCAATGGAACTGGCTTGTAGAATTTAGCCTCTTTCATATCAAGTTTGTCTCTGGTTAGGTTGGTAAAGAAACAAATCTCAACCTTTTTCCCATACTCTTTTTTTATCTTCTTTAAAGCATCTAACAATTCGGTATCAGAAAAATCATACATATGAGACCAAGACCCTTGCCAGCCTATTCTAACTACCCCTTCTTTCCCATCAGCAGTATGTTTCTTTAATGGAAAATCCCAATCTTTTAAATCAACAGAGTTTGGCAATACAAACATCTCTGCACTAGCCTTCAGAGTGTCTCTGTACGCATCAGCAAGCTCTTTTGTGGTAACAAACATCCCATCAACAAAAGGCAAAGCCCAATTAACAAACTGAATATTCTTAAACATCTTAGGCATATCGCTCATACTACGCTTTAATAGTTGTCCAGCTTTATGAATATAGTCATCAGTTTCATAAACAACTATTTTACCCATACCCATAGCTATCTCTGCTGTACCACCAACTAAAGGCACTTGATCAAAATGCCTTTGGAATACCACAATATCAGCCCATTTAATATCTGTAGTTATAATTTCTACACGCTCCACTCTTTGCTCACCAATGTTTTTAACAATATTGGTATCAATAGTATCAAGAACTCTCACATTATGTTTTGAATATCTAGTAGGTAAAATAGCACGATAAAGAGTACAGGCGTTAGCCATACGCTCATCAAACTTGCGTTCCTTTAGATTAACACCGGTATTAACATAGATTAAAATATTTAGTTTTTTATTTAATGCCATGTTTTTTATTAAATTTTTCTCTATTAATAGCTACCATCTTTTCTCTAAAACCTTTTACAGTTTCAAGTGTTTTATTTTTATAGTGATGGATAAGGACATTATTAGCTCTCATTGGTGGATGACCAGCCTTAGCCAATCTCAATTCAAAATCAGTATCTTCATACCATCCAGGAAAGAACTGTTCATCAAAATAACCTATTTGTTCAAAAGCTTCTTTGCTAACCATAAAGCAGAAACCAGCCAACCTGTGAGTTTCTACCTGTGGTATTACTTTATCCACTTCAGCAGCCTGTTTCTCCCAATCAGCAGGTAAGTCCTGTTCAGTGAATCTTGGGTAGATACACCATAGATTAAACTTCTTAGCTAAGGCATAGAGCTTGTGAGCCCAACCATAACTTACTTTAATATCATTATTAATAATCAGAGCATATTTAGCACCCTTCTTAAATGCTAACTTAGCTCCTTGATTCCAACTTGCGGCTACCCCAACATTCTCAGTATTACGAATATAACCACATAACATTGGCTCTTTTTCTAACTCTTCTCTGGTATCGTCAGTAGAAGCATTATCTACCACAACAACTTTTAGTAAATCAGAATGTTGTCTAATACTATTTAAAGTTTGTTTAGTCCACTTCCATTGGTTCATAACCGGTATGACTACAACAACCTCAGAGAACAATCCTCTTTCCAGACCTATATTTCCCACGACTTTCTCCATCTAATCTATCTTTTAAAATATGACCACACTGTCTATCTTCAAAACTTTTTATTGAATAATCTAAATATTTACCATACTCACCTAATGACATATGCCTACAAAGATCAGGGATAACATTACCAACAAAGTAACCCTTAGCCTTAATCAAGTGGGAGTAAACTGCATCTTCAGAAATCTCATTTGTCCAGATCTGCTCATCCCATCTAACCTTCTCGTTTTTAAACAAACCAACTCTAACCACACAAGTACCACCTATATTCCACCAATGCCTATTAATCTTTTTACCATTTTCTTCATAAACCTCTAGTTTCGTATGCTCTTTATCTTTTGGTAGATGTTGCATCTGGTTCATAATGCCAACTTGTCCAAGCTCAGGCATTGCTTCTAACAATTCCATTGCTTCTAAGTCCCAGCCTTCTATATGAACCATATCGTTGTCAGAACTATGCAAGAACAAAACATCCGGATGAGCTCTATCCCATCCTTGATTCCTAGCATACCCAGGGTACATATTTCTAGCATTTAGAATAACTTTGTCAATTCTCCCATCAAGATATTGCTGTATCAACCATTCCTGAGTTCCATCATCTGAATTATTATCAACAACAATTAACTCACCAGGAACTTGTCTTGTTTTTAATAATTCACTAACAGTAGCCTTTGTATAGTCTAAACGATTATAGGTTACTATTGTGCTGCTTATTATAGGCTTCAACTGCTTCTTCATAATCTTCTTTGGTATCAATTTCTTTAACAAACAATTCTCCAGCATCTACTACTTTCATTGGTATTTCCATGCGATCAAATACATCTTCGTAATAATTCTGGAAATCATCTTTAGTAAATGTCTCTGCGTACTTTTTTATATACTTTGGAGATATTTTATACAACCCTATAGCTTCACCAATTGGATTCTTAATTTTCTTACCAATATTGATTATGCTATCACTGCCTTCTGCCTTAACTGCTACAGCCACCTCTTCATCACCAACCTTGCCTTTTTTAACAATGGCTGCATTTTGAGCAGGACACTCAACTAACATCTTTAATAGTTTTGGATCAAAAATCACATCACCATTAAGTATCAATAAATCTTCTTGGATCTCTGACCAATCACAAACAATCTGTACTGAGGCTGCGGTATTAGTAAATTTCCAAAAATGGTTAGCTACCATAGCATTAGCTTCACCAAAATCTTTCAAGATGTGACCAAAGCCATATCCCATAACAATATAAACATCATAGCCAGAAATACCGACAGCTTTAAGAGCCTCCATTTGATGACGAATGATTGGTCTATCACCAATCTCTAGGTATGATTTAGGCTTATCACCATTAAGCCCCTTCATTCTTCTACCCATACCAGCAGCTAAAATTACAGCTTTCATAATTACTTCTTTAATAAAAATATAGTTTCATAACTTGCTTCTTGTCCTTCTGGGCTTACCCACATTCTTTCAATCGTGTCCATTACCTTAAACCCAGCAAGGCTAAATATTCTAGTCCATTGCAATATACTCATATCAGCTAAATGAGTAACCCAATTATCAACAAACTCACTACCTGGCTGTGGTACAACAATAACAACCCAACCACCACCTCTAACAGCCCTGTGGATATTGTACATAACCAATAATGGGAAGGGTGAATGTTCTAATACATGACGAGCATAAACACCATCATACTCATGGTCAATTTCCATCAAGTGCATATCTTGACCATCCCCTATGTGCAAACCAAACTGCGTTACATCCATCCCTTTTTCTTTAAAGATTTCTCCACTACTCTCATCACCGCCAATCTCTAAAATTTTATTAACTTCTGGTGGGAACATACCAATGCTAACCTGTTTGCTTTCTATCTTTTTAGGATAATCCATATAGTGCATCCTCTTTTCGTGAGAAGCTACTATGCCAAGCAAATGCTCAATCGTTGCAATGTTATTTTTTGATAATTTCATTTAATACTCTTATGCACCTTTCAATAGATAATCCTTGATAGTTCAATAATTCTGGGAACTTAACTGGATCACTTTTTAATATTTTAGGGACTAATTTTATAAACTCTTCATTTGATTTTGCTTGTGGAGCTTTCTTCTGATATTCCAATTCAACACACTGATCAAGCCTGTCATTGTTCTTGTATTGCGGATATTCGCCTTGTTTTGGATTTACGACACTTATTACCCTTTTACCCAATGCCATAGCTTCCAGGAGAACTGAAGAGACATCAGTAACAACCAGATCAGCAGTACCCAAGAAAGGAGCGATATTGTCAGATTTTACCCTATATGGGTACATATCCTTCCATTCCTGCTTAGTAACATCATGTAGCTTAACTATCACAGTAGTTTGATCGTTTTGGAGATTCATAATATCTTTACCAACAACCGGAATAGCAGATAGTTCATCATTGAAGGTTGGAGCGAACAAGATCATTGTCTTAGCCCAATTGTTATTTGGTTGATAGCCATCATTGAAAGCTTTATCTAATTTAGGCATACCGGTAACAATCAGCTTCTCTTCTGGAACATAAGTCATCATCTGTTCCTTGTGTAAGTCTGATGGAACAAAATGATAATCAACAGCATTTTCCCTTGCTACATAGTCAGGGCGATCAGTGAAGAAGATTCCCTTACTCCCAAGCCCATGACCTAGATTAATTAAAATGCCTTCTTTGTGAGGTGGTCTCACTCCACTATCAGCAATAAATACAACATCAGGATTATCTACTTCCTGTATTTTTAATCCTTGCATAAAAGCACTTTCAGAAACATTCTGATTATTTGACCAAAAGCGACACTCGTGACCTTCAGCCTCTAAAGCGTGGTATAAATCTTCTAACATAGGAATATGTAGATTGTGACCTATCCAGAATTGTATCTTTAATTTATTCATAATAATTTTAATTAAAAAGGGGTTACCCAGTGTAAAAGTAACCCCTATTTACAATATACACTGTTATGCCCTTTGAGTGATAAAGGAGGGCAACCCTTCATTAGTGCTAAGCGTTAGGATTCGCAGCGTATGTATTGACAACATAGGAGTTAGCCGTAGGTCCCAATTTGAGACCATATACTACATCTGTGCCGATACCAATTTTACGAGCATAATCATCAACTTGCTCCATCCAGGCAGGAAGTTGACCATATGCTTTAACCATAAATTCACCACCGAAAGCCACCAATTTGGACTTGCTTGCGGAGTTGGTAACATTTTCAGAAATTCTAATGATCATGCCATTATAAATTCCCATTGCACCAGTGAATATTGGATTGTTATCGCCTCGTGACTGAGCTTCACGCTGAACCTGCAACCAAGTAGAATCTTGGCGAAGATTATAAGCATCATAAGGGTGAACTACCACTATGAAATACTTATCTCCGTTAGATGTCTTAATTGGCATTGCACGATTCATTTCCAACGCTACCTTGATCTTATCAAGTGTAGTTGTTGAAAGTGTGTCGTCTGTACCGAGATCTGCGACAGATGTTGCATTACCAGCATAAAGAATATTAGTTGTCTGTTCAGAGGCAAAGGTACTAAATACCTTTAGATCCATCTTGTCAGATAACCAAATGCTTAATGCGGTTTGGGCTGTAGTCCTAATGTCAAACAATGCTTGCTGGTTAGCATACTTGGTCCACTTAACAGCGTGAGCAAGAATAGTCACTGTAACAGTAATCTGTCCTAGTGATAGTTCTTCTTCATTACCAGTTAAGTTGCCAGTATCGCTAGTGATCCCAGAGCCAGTAAGCAAGGAGATGGTTTGTACATGAATGGTATCTCCAGCAGAGTTCTTGGTTAGCTCATCCTTACGGATGACAGGCATACCAGAACCTTGTGGACCTTCATATGAGAACCAAAACATTTGCTTCTGAGCTTCCCACAATAAAGCAGCCGCCCAAAATTCTGGGATGGCAACATCTACTGTGTTCAAACTAGTGAGTGTCATAGGTTTGCAACTTTAAGAAATAAAATAAATTTAACGATTTCGTGTGACGACAGCACCTTTGAGAGCAACTTTCTGCTCATCACTTAGTTTCCCCCATCTATTTGCATCTTCAGCTATCCAGGCTCGCAGTTGATCCGTTGACATAGTCTTGGGGTCACCTTCGGCTGTTGTAACTGGTTTTGCACCAGGAGAAATATCGGTGGCATCACCTTTCTTGTCTGACTTCGTTTTGTCAGCTTGCATTGTGTCCACTCTATCATCCAAGTAGTCTCTGACTTGTTCAATGGCTTCCTCAGAATCCATGACCTCACCTTTAACTAATGTGAGTGGGTTTTCGGATAGGAAAGTACGGAGTGTGGTATCATTCTGCAATAGTGTTTGATACTTGGGATCAAAACCTAACTGCATAATACCCTTCGTAGCTTCTGTTTCCATTTGGGCTTGTTCAACATCTGCAAGATCTGCTGAATCGCCAGCATCAGTATCATCAGATTTTGGTCTGGTGACACGAAGCTTTGCTTGGGTTCTGCGGAGTTCCGACTTACTACGCTTTGAACGCTTGTCAGCCTGAGCCTGTAGAGATTCAGCTCTATCAGTTCTGTCCGCTTTATCCTTGAGCTGGTCATGTTCGGATTTTGTGAGGGTAACCTTTTCCTCATTAGGTTGTGCTTGCTGGTCTCCAGAGCCATCTTTATTGGCATCATCTGACTTAGTGTCAGTGGAGGCAGTAGGGTCAACCGGTTGTTTTTCATCAACCATAATTGTTCCTTGTTTTTAAAATATATAAACTACTTTTAATATAACAGATTATCTGCTCTTAATAAAATCCTGTTTTAATTTTTCTATATCTTCTGTAACTTTTTCACGCATGGCATCTTTAGATTTATCAGAGTATGAAGGGTTCCTTAGATATCTTGATAAGTAAGAATATTTAGCACTTAATTCAGCTCTATACTTACCAAACATCCCTGGAACTGTCTCATCTTCACGCAATGGAACAAACTTCAAACCAAGCAATTTAGAGATAGCAGTTTGCAA